CGCCCTCCCGGCCCCGGCGGGGAACCCGGTTGTCGAAAACGGCCGGGTGGTGTGCGCCGAATGCGGCGAGCCGATCCCGGCCCAGCGACTGAAGGCCGTGCCCGGGGCCACGCGTTGCCGGGCGTGTCAGGCGGATTTTGAGGGATAGGGAGGGAGTGTGGACTACATAAAGGAATATGGGGCGTTTATCCTGGCCATTGTCCAGGCTGTGATGGGCTGGTTCATGTGGTCCCTGCGCAAGGAATTCGTGACAGGCAAAGATTGTGCGGCCTGTCGCTCAACCTGTCGCAAGGAGGTGGCCGAATCCATGGATAAGCTGCCGTCGATCCAGTCTATGGCCGATTTGAAGACGGAGCTTGAGGGGCTACGCGGAGACGTAAAAGCCCAAGCGGCAGACATACGGGGGCTGTCCGAGGTGCTTAAACGGGTGGAACATCCGCTTAGCCTCATGCTGGAACACCAGCTGGCCGAAAGTCGCCGCGACCGGAGGGGAGAATGAAATTTGCCGAGGTGTTAGCCCAGGATCGCCGCTTGGTCATCCTGCGGCTGCTGGCCGAGGACTTGGACCGAAAACTGAATACATCGATTCTCCAGGATGCCCTGGATATGGTTGGTCACGGTTGCTCCCGTGATTGCGTTGAGACCGAATGCGCTTGGCTGCATGAGCAAGGACTCGTGGAAGCCGAAGCAGTTGGCCCGGTGACGGTGGTGCGCCTGACCGGCCGGGGCCAGGACGTGGCCGAGGGCAAGGCGACCGTGCCGGGCGTCAAGCGGCCCCGGGCGAGGTAGGCCATGCCGCCCAAAAGCAAAATCAAGGCGCTGCCGCCGCAAATCCGAAAAGAGCTGGACCGGCTGCTGGCCGGCGGCGCCCACACCCTCGATCAGGTCGTGGCCCATCTGCGGCAACTCGGCGCGCCTGTCTCGCGGTCGGCCGTTGGCCGCTACTCCCAGGAGTTCGAGGAGGTCGCGGCGCACATCCGGGAAAGCCGCGAGATCGCCAAAACCTTCGCCCGCGAGCTGGGGGAAGTCCCCGAGGGCGACATGGGGCGCGTACTTATCGAAATCGTCCACCGGCTGGTCTTCAAGGCCGGCGTGGCCAAGCTCCGGGACGGCGACGCCATTGACGCCGTGGACGCCGCGCGCCTTGCCAAGGCCATCAAGGACTTGGCCGCCGGCTCCAAAATCGGCTTGGACACCGAGATCAAGATTCGTGAGCAAGTGGCCGCCGAAACGGCGCGGCAGGCTGCCGGGGAAGCCGAGGCCGTAGGTCGTGAAAAGGGCCTGTCCGCCGAAACCGTCGAGGCCATCAAGTCGCGTATCCTGGGCATCAAACGCCCTGCCCAGGCCGGAGCGTAGCCGTGTCGTCTCCTCCGAACGTCGATCAGGATTGGGCCGCCATCCGTGAGGCCTCGCGCCAAGTCGTTTGCGAGCAGCTCCAGGCCAGCGAGACGGATATGCTGCCTGACGTACTGCTGCCGTATCAGGTGGCCGCCTTTGAGCTGGCCGAGCGCTACGACGTCGTCATCATCGAAAAGTCCCGCCGCATCGGCCTGACCTGGGGCGTGGCCGCCGCCGCTGTCCTGACCGCCGCCGCGAACCGCGACGCGGGCGGCATGGACGTGCTGTATATCGGCTACAACCTCGACATGGCCCGGGAGTTCGTGGACACCTGCGCCATGTGGGCCAAGGCCTTTCATCGCGCCGCCTCGACGGTCGAGGAGTTCGTCTTCAAGGACAAGGAAGCAGACGGCGGCGACCGGGACATTCAGGCTTTCCGCATCATCTTCGCTTCGGGGTTCGAGATTTGCGCGCTGTCCAGCCAGCCCCGCAGCCTGCGCGGTCGCCAGGGCATGGTCATCATCGACGAGGCCGCCTTCCATGACAACTTGGCCGAGCTTATCAAAGCGGCCATGGCCTTGCTCATCTGGGGCGGCAAGGTCTGGATCATCTCCACCCACGACGGCGAAGACAACCCGTTCAACGTCCTGATCGAAGAGGTCAAAAAGGGCCGCAAACCTTACGGGCTGCTCAAGATCGATTTTGACCAGGCGCTTGCCGATGGCCTGTACAAGCGCATTTGCCTTGTGACCGGCAAGACATGGTCGCCGGATGCCGAGGCCAAGTGGCGCGAGGAGATTTTGGCGCTGTACGGCGATCACGCCGATGAGGAGCTTTTCGTCATCCCGGGCCAGGGCTCGGGCACTTACATCCCCCCGGCGCTTATCCAGCGCCAGCAACGCGACGGCATCCCCATTGTGCGTTGGAGCTGCGACCGGACGTTCGTCACTCTGGAAGAGCGCCTACGCGAAGCCGAGACCCGGCGCTTTTGCGAAGCCGAGCTGGCCCCGCTGCTGGCCGGCCTGGACCCGGCCTTGCCCAGCTACTTCGGCGAGGATTTCGCCCGCAAGGGCGACCTGACCAGCCTCTGGCCGGCCCAGATGCAACGCGACATGCGCTTGCGTCCGCCGTTTGTGGTCGAGCTGTGGAACGTCCCCTACGAGACCCAAAAGCAGATTCTCTTTTTCATCCTGGACCGGCTGCCCAACTTCCTGGCCGCCGCCATGGATGCCACGGGCAACGGCGGCTATCTGGCCGAAGTGGCGGCCCAACGCTACGGCGAGCGTATCCAGCAGGTGGATATCACGGCCGGATTTTACGCCGAGGTCATGCCGAAATGGAAAGCGGCGTTTGAGGATGACAGGACCGTCCTGCCGGCCGATCTGGACATTTACAACGACCACCGGGCGGTCAAGACCATCCGGGGCGTGCCGCAGGTCGTGCGCGAGGCCAAAGGGCAGGCCAAAGGCGAGGATGCCAAGACGGCCGGCAAGAAACGCCACGGTGACGCCGCCGTTGCCCACCTTATGGCGTTTTACGCCACGCTTATGGATATCGAAGCCTACGCCTACACCCCAGCCAGCCCGGCCGGGCACGGCCCTGGCCAGGGCGCCTATGACGACGATTCCGACGACGACGACAACGCATTTTGCGGCCGGGCGCGGTTCGGCCGGGGAGCATACTGATGCCGAAGCTGTATGACCATTTGGGCCGGCCTGTTGAGCTGGGGCGGCTGAAAGCAGAGGAAGCCGGGCCGACTGTGACCGGCGTGCGCCAAGTGCTGTCCGGCCACCCGGCCCAGGGCCTGACGCCGGGGCGGCTGGCCCGGCTGCTGCGCGCGGCCGAGGATGGCGACCCCACGGCCTACTTGGAGCTGGCCGAGGAAATGGAGGAAAAAGACCTCCATTATCGCTCTGTCCTGGCTACCCGGAAATATCAGGTGGCCGGCCTGGACATCACGGTCGAGGCGGCCACGGATGCGGCCGAAGACGTGCGGGCGGCGGACCTCATTCGGGATTGGCTGTCGCGTGACGAGCTGCGCGACGAACTGTTCGACATCCTGGATGCCGTGGGCAAGGGCTACAGCCTGACGGAAATCATCTGGGACACCTCGGGCGGGCAATGGCTTCCGGCGCGTCTGGAGTGGCGCGACCCGCGTTGGTTCCAGTTCGACAGGACCGACGGCCGCACGCCCATGCTGCTTTCCGAGACCGGCCAGCCCGTGCCGCTGTCGCCCTACAAGTACATTTACCACGCCCACAAGAGTAAATCCGGCCTGCCCATCCGGGGCGGGCTGGCCCGGGCCATCGCCTGGGGCTACCTATTCAAAATGTTTGACGTCAAATCCTGGGTCGAATTCGCCGAGGTGTTCGGCGTGCCCCTGCGCGTGGGCAAATACGGTCCAGGGGCGTCCGAAGCGGACAAGGCGGTCCTGCTGCAAGCCGTGCGCAACATTTCCAAGGACGCGGCGGCCATCATCCCGGCGTCCATGACCATCGACTTTGTCGAAGCCAAGATTTCGGGCAGCATCGCTCTTTTCGAGAAGCTGGCCGATTGGCTGGACCGGCAGACGTCCAAGGCCGTCTTGGGCCAGACCGGCACCACGGACACGGGGTCGCGTGTGGGCACGGCCGACGCTCACGAGCGGGTCCGCCAGGACATCGAGGAGGCCGACGCCCGACAGCTGGCGGCCACGCTCAACCGTGATCTGGTGCGGCCCGTTATCGACCTCAACTTGGGGCCGCGCAAGCTTTATCCCAAGATCGTCATCAAGCGCATCGACGCCGAGGATTTGACCGCCCTGGCCGAAAACCTGGGCAAGCTCGTGCCGCTTGGCCTCAAGGTCGGCATGTCCACGATCC